TCTAGCACCTTTCTTTCTTCAATATTTATGTCCTGTGTAATCTCGTGCCTATCTCTTTGACCAAGAATTTGTTTACCAAGCCATATTGCCATTGGTGTTGAATTTGTTTCTTCCATTATTTGTATTTGTTTTCTTCTTAATGATAACATACCAGTGGCACGACCTTTTTGAATTGATTCTCTTACTTTGTTATCATTTGTAAATTTATCTTCTAATGTTCTTAATGGTATATTGAAATAATAGGCTATTTCTGGCATTGTACAATTCAATCGTGATAGTTTTTCTAATTCATTTAAATCTAGCTCTGTTTTTGGTCTTCCTACTTTATTCAATGGTTTTTTAACTTTTGCCTTTTTCATTTGTTTTTCATCTTCTCATTTATATATTTCTGATAAAAATATTTACTAATTTTGTTAAATGTTTCATGCAATTTTAAATAAATTTGTTCCACCTTTTTTTATATACCACGAAAATTATTAAATTATCAACACATAAAATGTTATTGTCTTTGCCAAAAAGCCTTATTTTTATAGAATTTCTGTATATATCCTAATTCATATAAAGCTAAATTAGCCTTAAACATTGGCATAGATTGAGTTTTACTTAATCCACAATCTCTTATCATTTTTTCAACATCAGATAATTCTAATTCTTTCCTATTGTTTATTACTTTAAGAAAACCCTGTTTGTTATGTTCTTTCATGCCTGTGAACACACCTTTTCTAATTAAAGATGAAAACAATTCATGTAATTTATCCACATAATCATCAACATTGAATTTTTTAGCTCTTTCTTGATTTTGAAAACCATAATTTTTATTTACATCTTTATTCTTTATCAGATGTATTAATTTTTCTTTCTGTTCATTTTCAGAATTAAATAATTGCCAATTATCTTTGCCTAATAATTCTGGCATTGTTGTTCTGTTTGGAACTATTGTAGATAATCCATAAAACATGCTCTCTAATATAGATATACAAAATGTTTCATGTTGTGAATTGAATGTATTTGAATGACATTTTGGTATTTCATTTAAATATAATTCTTTTGTAGGTAAATCTTTTACCATTACATATGGCTTTTCATTAATAATATTAATTCTATCGCCACCTGCTTTAGTTACCAATACATTAAATTTATATCCCTCATCATACAATTGGTCAAATATCTCAAATGTAGTTCTCCAATTTTTATAATCTTGAAATCTATGATTAAATATAAATGTAAATTTTTCATATTTTTCTACATTTTTATATTTATAATTTTTATCAAAGAAACCAAATTTTAAGACTTTTCTTTTTTCACTTATCTTATTTTCAAGATTTGGTAAATATTCTCTAATATTATCTAATGTCATGTTCCAACAATGGTCTGAATTAAATAAATTTACATCTGCACAATAATCTCCACATAATTGCATAAATACAAAATGCAAATTAGGTTCTAATGGATATGGTAGGCTTTCATGTAAGATATAATGATGTTGATTAACAACAGTTGGCACCATATGAAAATTTGCCATAAAATATTTTAATTGTGGTGCTAATTCTGGTATCTGATTCCATATTAGATAAGGTCCATATGTATCATATATTTTTTTAATAAAGAATGTATCAAAATGGATATTATTTTGTTTTTTACCCTGTGGTATTGCCTGTGGTATCCTTAATATATTTTCTATTTTAAAAAAGCCATCATCATAATATCTAAACCCTTTTGATGCAGGAAATGGCATTAAGAATGAATATTGAGGATATTTTTCTGCAAATTTTGTTATTACAGAGGATAAAAACACATAATTACTATCAGAATTAATTGTTTGTACTGACCACATAGGGTTTACAAAAATAATCATATTACATGCCTAGATTTGTATGTAATAATTTTTCTAATGCTTGTTCATTTGTTTTAACATCAGAATGATTATCAATGTAATTGTTTAATTTTTCTACAACATCTTGATATTTGTCTAAATCTTCATAAGAAAACACGATTGATTTTGTGTATTTATCTTGTTCAACTACTAAATCATTAAATTGTAAATCATCATTTTCTGTATCAAAATCTAATAAATTTTCTAATTCTGTTTTTTCAAAACCTGTTAGTTCTAAATCAAATTTTAAATTTAATAATTCTTTTAATTCATCACCTAATAAAAAATAATCCCATTCTGAATCTTCATTGAGCCTATTATCTGCAATTCTTAAGGCTTTTGTTTGTTCATCTGTTAATTTTCTTTTAAGAACTGGTACTTTTTTAAGACCTAATTCTTTTGATGCCATCAATCTTGTATGACCAATTATTACAACATCATCTTCATCAACAACAATTGGTTGTGTAAAACCATATTCTTTAATTGATTGTGCAATTTTTCCTACCTTTTGATTTTTTCTTGGGTTTTTTTCAAATGGTATTAATTCATGTATATCTCGCATTTCTACTTGCATATATCCTCCTAAATTAATGTTAACTGATTATGTTTATCCACTACATAACCTTTTTCCTCTATCTCTTTGATTTCCATAAACTTTTGATAAGTTGTTCTTTCAGATAACATTTTTTTATAATAATTATAATCTATTTTTTTTACTTGTAACATCATTTCTTCATATTTCTCATCAACAATAGCTTGTTCTTCTTTTGTTAAACCATTATCAAATATATCATGCATTGTTTTATTCATATTTAGATAACCTTTTACAATTACAATTTCCTTGAAATGTTTTTTCCCATAATGGTATCCATAAAATTTGTTTACATTTCGGACATACTAAAGATTTATTGTATGGTGGTTTAATTTTAATTGTATATTTAACCTTTCTCATAACATCTTGTTCTAAAATTAAATTTAAATTCTCTTTGTCCTATTTCTCCATAAATGCCTTGTTCTCTAATTTTTCTTGTAATTATTTTTGTTGTGTTTTCTTCAAAATCTCTATGTATTACTAATCCTGCATCACACATATTAGCCCAATGTGCAGAACCACTAACTTGATATAAATCTGGTGGTGGTAATACTCCTGCATCATTTCTTTGTAATTTATGTGGGTGTGCGACCATAAATACTACAACTTGATGGTTTCTAGCAAATCGCTGACATTTTGCAATTATATCTCTTATGTGTTCATCTTCTCTTTTATTATTTTCTCTATCTGCACTTATTTGATTAAAAGGGTCAATTACAACACCTTTAATACCATATCTTTGTTTTGCTGATTTTGCTTTTTGTAAAATGTAATCTATTGTTGGTATTACATCAGATGTTTCTAAAAATTTAAAATGATTATTAAGAAATTCCATACCATCAATCAATTCTCTTTGTGTAATTCTATCATAGGGTCCAATATCAAATGGTTTTCTACATCTTTTTTCCAATAATCTTCTTATGTGATTTGGTGTTGAATGTTCTGGTGAAAAAACAAATAATTTCCAATTTTGTTGTTCAGCTAAATTCATCAAAATTTGGTCAAGAAAATTAGATTTACCATGATTAGGTATGCCTGTTATTAAATTAAATGTAGATGGCATAACTTTGTATATTTCATCTAAATGTTCAAATCCAGTTGATATGGCTTTTTGTACATTGCCATCATACATATTTTGAATTGTATCTTTATATTCAAATGCAGTATGCAAATCTTCAATTGGAAAATCTTTTGCATTATATACACATTCTTTTAATTTATCTTTACCAAATCTTACAAGACATTCATTCGCATCTTTTACTTGTTTCTCATCTTCTAATGCACTATCTTTGTATATAGGAAAATGGACAACTTTACATATATCCCTGCCAAATCTATGCAACAACTCAAGTTTAAGGGAATTTCCTGCTTCATCATTATCTGTGGCTATAATTACTTCTTCAGCATCAAATATCCATTCGCTTTGTTCAAAAGCAGAAAACCTTTTATCATGCATATCAAATTTTGGTTCTTTAGGTGCACCGTCTGGTAAACTTACTGTATTTGTAAATCCTGCTTCTATCATTGATAAAACATCAATTTCACCTTCTACAAATATTACTTGTTTTTTTATTGGTGTATCTTCATTTTTTTGCCAATGTTCATAAAGACCATCAATGTTGTATAATGTTTTTAATGCATCTTTAGATTGATGAAATCTTTTGTCTTTTGTTCTAAATTTTATATTTATAATTTCTTTGTTGTAAAAATATGGAAAACATAATTTTTCATTTTGTGTGTATAATCCCATAAAATAAGTTGTTGCATGAGTTATACCTCTTTTTTCTAACCATAATTTTGCTTCATCAGATAATTTTTTATTTTCTGGCACAAATGGTATTACATTTTTCTTTGTTTCATGTGAAACATTTTTTTTCTTAAAATTAGGTGAATCATATACAGAACCTTTCCAATCGCAATGATGACAATGCCATATTGCAATATCATGTTCTACATTTATTGATAAACATGTATCATATTTATTTCTTCTAGTATGAGAACATTTTGGACAAACTGTTTTTTGTTGTCCATAACTTTGTATTTTAATATTTTCTTCTAATAATTTTTCGTGAATTGTCATTGTTTTCTCCCATTAACCTACTAATTTATTTAAATTCATTTTTGTTTTTTCGTCAACTGTTTCCCATCTTCTTTGATTTAACCATGTTGTAGCATGTGGTATAAATTTTTGGTCTTTGTCTTTTACACTTTGTTTATATTTAACAGTAAAACTATACAATTCATCAAAATTTAAAATTTTATCAGTTATCTTTTCAAATAAATCAAATGCCTTTTTCTTTGAGCCATCTTTTCTTGGATAAAGATTCCACCATTCA